ATCCCAAGCCCGGACCGTGCGGCGTGTCCCGGCGGGCAGGGTGTTGGCGATCTTGAACCACGACCGCTGGAATAGGCCGCCATCGCGCGGCGCGGGCCGCTGCTGATACTGCCCCGCCCAGGCATAGGCGCCCTTGCCCCTCTTGAGCGTCTCGACCTCGGCGGCCGGGAAGCGTTCGGGGAACAGGAGCTCGCCCTCGATCCGCCGGGGATCCTCAAAGAACAGGGCCCCGTTGACGTAGGTGCGGCAGGGGCCGGCGGTTTGTTTGCCGTCCGCCCCGATCCGCGCCGCCTCGTATTCCATCGGCAGGTTGAGGTGGACGAACCCGATCTCGAGGCCCATCGCCACGGCCGCCACGTCCTTCGCGTGAAGGCGCTGCATGATGATCACGATGGCGCTGGTCTGCACGTCGTTGAGGCGGTCGGTGATTCCCTCGCGGAAAATCCGGGTCGCCGTCTCGCGCTCGACCTCCGACTCCGCCGTCTCGGTAGAGTGCGGGTCGTCGATCTTGACCCTATCGGCCCGGCCCCCGGTCATGGAGCTGAACGGGCGGGCCTCCGAGAAGCCGTTGGCCGTGTTCTCGAATTTGCCCTTGGCGTTCTGGTCGCCGCGGAGGGCCAGCGGCCAGAGGGCTTGAAACTTCTCGCTCTCGACCAGACGCCGGAGTTTGAGGTTATCGCGAAGCACGTTCGCTTGGCTGTAGCTGGTCGCCAGGACTTGCAGATGGGCCGCGCCTTGCGGTCCCCACTCCCAAGCGGTCCAGAAGACCAGCAGGAGAGACTTCATCATCCCCGGGGGGACGGTGATCAGGAGCCGCTTGATCTCCCCGCGCGAAACCGCCTCGAGGTGGGCGCACATCGCCCGGAGCGCCCAGCCCCCTACGAACGGTCGCGCCGGCTCCAAGGTGTGCCAGAACTCGGCGATGAACCCGTAGAGCGGCCGGCAACCGGAGACGATTTCCGACCGCTGCGTCTCAACCCGGTGGCGATCCGCCCGGGCCTGCTTCTCCCGCAAGGCGGCGAGGAGCCGCTCCCGGTCAGTCCTCGTCAGCGGGCGCGTCATCCGCATCCCCGCTCAAGGTGGCGATCTCCGCCGCGAGCTCTTCGTCCGAGAGGTGCGAGAACGTATGCGCCACGCGTTGAACCGGGGCCGTCTTCGGGGCCATCCGAGCCGCGGCCCACTTCAAGGCGTCGAGGTAAACGCGCGCGCCGGCCGGGTCGATCTTGTGACCGTTGACCGATTGGCCGAGCGCCGCAGCCTTGGTGACGGTCAGCCCGTCCTCTTGCAGCGTCTCGGCCCGTTCCTCGCGCGCGCTCGCGTATTGTTGGCGGCGGCCCTCGTCTTGATTGATCCAGGTGTGCGCCGACGACGGGTCGATCCCAAGTTTGCGACAGGCGGCACGAAGCGACTTCCCGGAGCCGATGATCGCCATCATGGGGGCGAGGTCTTCGGCGGTCGGGCGGCGCTTGCCTTCCTCCGCGGCGTCCTGGACTTCGTTGTTCTCGCTCATGCGACCTTGACGAGCCTCATTCCGTATTCGTTGGGGGCGGGGTCGAGGTTGAGGTCGGGGCGGCGGATCAGGCGTTGGCGCTTGAACCGGGAATAGTCGACGTGATGGTGAACCCGGCGATAGCGGAAGATCACCTCCGCGACGTCGGGATGAACGGCCGCCAGCATCTTCGACTTAGCGACCGTGCCCGTGTCCGCGTATTTCTCGCCGGCCCGGACCGTCCCCTCGGCGTGGTAGAACTCCGCAGTGTTCCCCCCCGGTAGCTTCTGGGTCTCCATCTTCTCTTGCAGGAAGGCGTTGAACTGGATCGTGCACCAGCCGGCCTTGAGCATATCGAGCGAGAGGATCGTGTCCTCGTTGTATCGGCCGCGCCAGCGGAAGGGGGCGTCGTTGCGGATCAGGTTGCAGGAATAGATGCGGGTGTTCGCGACGAAGGGCGGGCGCTTACATTTTCGCTCGGCGAACATGAAATAGTTGGGGCCGGCCATCGCGACGTTGAGATAGCGAAGGGTGAAGTCCTCCATCGCCGCCCAATAGCCGGGGCTAGTCGTCCTGACCTTGAGGTTATGGTTCCAGCGGAAGAACCAGATGATGTTGTCATCCATCACCCAATGCCAGGCGTGGCCCGCGGCGATGGAGTGTTCCCAAGCGAAGTTGCGGGCCGGGCCGGGGCCGGTGCTTTTCGAGAGGCCGAGGTCGTCGCAGAGCTCGTAGCGATCCTTGAAGGAGAGATCGAGCGGGAGGACGGTCGCGAGGAGGTCCATTGACCGGATCGCGGTCTCGTATGCCTCGACCTCCTGGGGCTCAACGACAACGAAGTGGGGGACGCCCATCCGGGTTAGGGCCTTGCTCGTCACCATATAGGCGGAGCGGCCCTTCGAGACGATGTAGAGCGGGAAGCGGGGGTTATTCATACCGCTTGTCGGCGTATCGCTCGATCTGGATTTCGGGATACCAGACGAAGCGGGTCTTCGACGTGATCGCGAACTCGGTCATGGTCGTGAAGGCGTCGACCGCGGCTTGGTCGGGAAAGTGAACGACGAGCGACCGGAACGCCTTTTTGTCGGTCTGGGAGAACTCCGGCATCCCTTGCCATTCGGCTTCGGCGTCGTTCTCGCCTTCCTCGCGCGGGAGGAGGAGGTTCTGAATCTCCCCCGCGTCGAAGCCGATCAGGTCCAGGTCATACCCGCCCTCGGCGAGCGCCTCGATTTCGGCACGGAGGGCGTCGTCATCCCATCCGGCGTTGAGGGCCAGCTTGTTGTCCGCGATCACATAGGCCCGGCGCTGGGCTTCGGAGAGGTGGTCGAGGACGAGGACCGGGACGGTTGCGAGCCCGAGGGATTGAGCGGCGAGAACCCGTCCGTGCCCGGCGATGATCCCGCCTTCGGCGTCGACGAGGACCGGGTTGGTAAACCCGAACTCGGTGATTGAGGCGGCGATCTGCGCGACCTGGGCCTCGGAGTGCGTCCGGGAGTTCCGGGCATAGGGCGTCAGGTCGGCAATCGGCCGCTGCTCGAGGTCTTTCGGGGTCATGCGTCCTCAGGTCTTCGCCCCGACCGCGCCGGTTGGATCGCTGCTCTGTCGGGCGTAAATCGGTCGATCACCGCGGGGTCGGGGCGAAGGTGAACCAGTCCCGGCTGTGACCGCCTTGCCGGGCTACATGAAACGGCCGAAGCCGCCCCGCGCCCCCGGTGCGCTTCCCGCGCTAAGGCCGGTCGGAATCAGCCCTCGGCCGGGGCAGGACGCTGCGAGAATAGGCGCGGGGCAGTAAGGGGTGAGCGCCCGTCCCCGGTTCGGCCTTGCGGCTAGGGGGCGATCTGCGCTCGTGCCGGGGCCTGTATCGCCCGGCGGATGCAAAAACGGCCCCGGCCGGTGAAGGCTGGGGCCGATCTGGTCGCGTCTTGCGCGTATGGGCTTCTGCACACGTTACCGCTCCGCTGTCAATCCGTAGGGGGTCGGGGCGCACAGGACGCTAGTTCTTGCGCCCACGCCGCCGGGGACAGCTTGAGGGCCATTAGGACCGCCCTCGCCGCAGGACCGGACGGCCCGACTGTGGCATAGTTCTGTGCGGTCTTCGGGCTGACCATGAGCCACCGGCCCGCAGCCTGCTGCGACAGGCCGAGGGTTGCGAGGGCGGCGCGGTATTCAGCGGGGGTCATTCGGGCAACTCCGAACAAAACACGATTTCCGCACCGGGCGCATAAATCGCGACAAGATCGCGGGCGGTTTCCTTCATGTCGGACCAGCACTCTCCGTCCACATCAAACTGACGACCATCCTCTAGGGTCAGCAGCGCCCATTTTGCCGTTTGCCGCTCAAGGTGAACCTCACGCATGAACGTTGCGTCCCGTTTCAACAAAATGCCGAGCGTTGAGCGCCGAAGCATATTCCTTGCGAAGCTGCGCCAGACGACGCTCCTTGCGGGATTCTTTGTCGTCCGACGCCTTCACGGCTTCCGCTTGCTGCACGATACCGGCCATAACAGCGGTCCAATCGGTCTTGGCAAGCGCGCGGCGCTGGACCTTTCCCTTAGCAGCGTCCGAAAGGTCAATGTATCGGGCCATCTGTCTGTTTCCTGAAGGATGGAGAGGCGGGGCCGAAGCCCCTGCCGGGTTAGTCAGCCATCGCGCGTTGGTAAGCGTAGGCTTGCGAACCCTCTAGGTCGCGAACGATGCGGGCGAGACCGGGCATCGTCGGACCGTCAGAACCGCAAAAGTATGTTTTACCGGCGACAGACCGGAGCATCAAATGAATGTCGGGCGAGGTCGGCGGCCCGGCCCAGTTTGTGCAATGAATGAGAACGCCGACGCAGGAGCCGTCTTGCATCAGGGCCGATTCTTCGGCGTTCAGGGGGATGGCGTTATAGCTGGTCATCTGTCTGTTTCCGTCCGGCTAGTGCTTGATTGCCCTGCGCCGATGAAGTGACCCTAAGCACATTTTACGCAGGTCGCAATAGGCGGTTGCGTATTATTTACGCAGCGGACAAGCGGGAGGACAACCTGTCCGCCACTG